CAGGCGCGAGCGCCTCCGCGAACGCGGCCTGGGCCCAGGCCGGCATGCCGCCTGGTTGTGCCGCGGGCATCGTTTGCATCTCGCCTTCGACTTCAGACCGCTGGTCGCGGCGATGTCCATTGGCAGCTAAAACCTTCTCAGTGTTTTCATTGTTGAGCACCTGCTGCCCGTCGGCCAGATTGACGACGACACCCTCGCGCTTCTTGGCTTCACCAACGATGGCAAGGCCTGCCTCTGCTCCCTCTACCGGCGTTCCCTCTTCATAGGCCCGGGCCTTATTCTTGGCAGACTGGAGGGATCCCACGAAGGCGCCGAGGGCTAGGGCGCCCACTGCCAGGGCCGCAGGGTTGAAGCCCTGCTTGGCCATGTTTAAGCCGGCCCACGCAATAGCGGCGATACTCACGCTTTGGGCGATCATGCGCATACTGTTGCTAAGCGCCGGGGCGATGGCCTTCATTGCATAATATCCGACTAGCAGCGCAGCGAGGGGGGCGAGGGCGGCCCCCCAGCTGGCTCCCAACCTCATATTGGCTCGAGCCAAAAGCCCTGTCGGACCGGTAAGACTCATTCTGGTGGCGCCAGCTGTAGTCTCGGCCGCAATTGCCCGTTGGGTCCGAAGATTATTGGTTCTCTGTGTTATACTAAGAAACCGTAGAGTGTTATTGTACATCCCTGTTACGTTTTTTAGTACACCGAACGCCTCCTTCATTGCTTTCCCCGCCGAGACCGCGGCATTTATTCCTTTAGTCAATACAGCAACTGATATAATGAGGGTGCCCAGGAAGCGACCCACAGGATGTGAAGCAATCCTTGTTAGTATATCTAGAAAACCTACCATCTTTTCTACAACCGGCGCCAGGTTAACCGCAAGCCCATAAGCAGCCATCTTTAACTTGTTCAGAGCGCTTTGAGATCCTCTGGCCTTCTTCTCTAAAGCCTCTTGGCTGGCGGCTGCTCGTTCAAATGTTTGCGAACTCCCGCCAAAAAGCATCGCGGCTTGGGACATGTCTCTAATACCGGCAGCTGCTGCAATGGCCTGTTGCTCGTGACGACTAAGCTGGGTAAATACTCGGCCTGAAACCGATATCGACTCTCGCATCGCGGCGATACGTTCAGACTCTGTCGCATATACCATCTCAATAGCATTAAGATACGGGCCGCCGAGAATAGCATTAAGTCGGCCTACTGCCTGCCCCGCCTGATCGAACGTATCAAACTGTGCTGCTATGCCAATAAGCTGGCTCACGGCGAGTCCAGTGTTCTTCGCCTGTGCCGACAATCCGGCGAACACTTCATACATTCGATCACCGTACTTGGCTAGTTCATTAGAGGCCTGCTCCCAGTCTTTGAAAATGACATCGGGAGGCTGCTTAAGGGCCTTAGACAAACCAAACAGACGATTTGATAATCGAATAGATTGTTGGGTCGTCATATTTAGACCCTTGTCCATAAAGTTAAATGCTTGAGCCGATCCTTGTGCCCCAACGCCCACTTCCTGAAGTAGATTTGTTTGGCGTATCAAAGCCTCGCGGGTCTGAGCCGAGGATACCGAAAAAGATGCCATACTTCTGAGCAGCGACTCGGTTGATTGGCCGGCATCTTGAATGCTTACGCCGAATTCGCGCATTGAAATGTGGGCGCGCATCGTTTGTTGTTGCAAACTGTTAAGGCCGGTACCGCCATGGGATATCTGTCGAATCTTAGCCGCCATTGAATCATATTCGCTGGTCGCCTTGATTGTCATCTCCACAATCTTCATCCATGTAGAGCCCAGCATATTACTAGCGGTAAGCATCCCCTTTGTGTTCTGCCACATCTTCTGAACATTAAATCCGGACTGTACAATGGCCCCCGTAAGTGTCGTCTTCCAGGCATCACTTACGCCCAAGGTCGTTTTATAGAAGTTCTGTTGAGCGCTAGCGAGGTTGGCGCCTGCCTGTTGTGCGAGCCGGTCGGTTCGAAGTTTCTCCATCGCCAGACTAACCAGCTTCTGCTGCTCAGCTGACTGCCTCTTGAGGGTCCATAGCCTGTCCTCTTCATTTTCCGTGAGCTTTTTGTTGATCCTCTCGGTCTCGCGCAGTGTGTTGATCTCTGAGTTTATGTTGTAGAGTTTTTCAACGCTCTTCGCCGTTTGCTGTTGTAGCACTTGAAGGCGTGATTGTTCTAGGTTGAGGTTAATATTGAGAAGCTCTTGCTGTGACTCTGTGAACGCCCGGGTTTCTCCCAGAAATGCCTTCTCTTGTTCCAATAAGGCTATGCGCCGGCTACCGCCCTCATTAATTTGATCCATGAGGGCCTTAAGTCTTTCGGCGTCAGTGAGTTCTTTGGGGTCGACCATGCTTTAGCCCTACTTAAACGGCCATTTTAAGCCGGTTTCTTTTTCAAAGGCCGCAACCGCTTTTTCAAGCTCGTGCCGACTACGAAAACTACGAGGATCATTGAGGCCGTGCTTCATAAAGGTTTCCATATAGTTTTTTTCTCTAGAAAGAGCATCGCCAAATGATGCGATCTGCGAAGGGGTGCCACGAACACTAGCCCATCGAGGGGCCGTCACATCGGTGCCGCCAAACATGCGTGTTAGTAGCATTTCAATGGCGCCACCAAACATAGTAAGGAAACTTTCATTCAAGTTTCCTTCCTTCATGACGTTCAAATTAACTACTATCGGAGATAGACTTTTATCATTCACAGGAGGCTTCTCGCAGTTATACAAAATAAATAGTCTTTAAATCAATTAAAGCTTAGGCGGCTTGGAGCCGGGGCCCAATTGGTGTCGTGACCCAGTACCGGAACCAGAAGCATCTTCCATGGCCTCTTGCTCATCTTTTTTCTGCTTAATCAGTCTTCTAAGAAACCACTCTCTTAGTTGAACTGGTAAGTTGTATGCCTCTGTAAAGCTCCAGCCTCCGTGGTATTTTAAGATGAAGAACTGCTCATAGACAATCTCCATGTATTCATTGTTGAGGCCAAAAAAAGTCGGTTGTAAAGGGAAAGTCGATTTCGTCCACGTGACTGCATTGGTCACAAACGAACTCCTTTCGCAAATCAATCGCGGGAGTTACTTTTCTATATATATCTCTCAAAAATCTTGCATCCGGCAATGTCATAGTCTCAGCAAACTTATCAATGAGGGGGGCTTCGGTGTACTCGTTAATAGAGACGATCATTAACTTAAGTTGATCGGTAATAAGGTGGTCTCCTTGCTTTTTCCTCTTACGCTTCTCCGCAGTCCTGACGAGAAGGTTCTCTTCTTTTCCAGTTAGGAGTTTAAAAGTAAGCTCCACCGGATTATTGGGAAGAGTAACTACAAAGTTATTTTCCTCATTGCGAACTATTCCTAGCTCTTTCAATTTTTCATCGTTGGGCGAAGAAACTACTTCAGCATTTTCTAGATCATAAAAATAAGTATCAGATTCGCCACAGTGGGGGCACGCGACTTTTGTATTGTAGTCTGCGCCGTAGCCAGATTTTCGAGCGGCAATTAAAATAGCGTTTCTATCGCCACTTAAAAGAGCCTCTGGCTTGATACGCTTGTCTACAATAAGATTAGCAAGCAATCTGTCCAGGGCTAGCCCCTTTTCCAGCAGGCTTTGAGAGGTTAAAATATCTTCTTCCTTGGCGGTCATATAACGTATTTCAATAGTTTCCTGATTGTGTAACGGGTGCGACGTTGGATAAAACTCTCCTCTGCTAGGAAGTTCTACAAACTCAGTGGGCACGACAAACGAAAAGGGGTTGCTGGGCGTTCCCTCTTCTTGTAGTGTTTGTGCGGGGGGATCAGCATCCGGCTGTGGGGCCGAAAACCGATCTTCATTGTTTCGGATTGACAAAAGTCACCTCTCTTTCGTTAGTAATTATAACAGTAAATAAGTTTTTATTTAAATTAATCTGCGGTGCCTTAAGACCCTTCCTCGGCAAGGGCGCGCCTTTGCCGGGGGGTGATCTCATACTTCCGAAGATTTCTGTGGTGTCTGCCGCTCAGCGCGTCGCGTCTAATTCTAATTCGGTTGTCGTGGGATTCTGTGGCGGCGCCGCGGTGATGAATAAACTCGTAATCATATGAATCATACGCCAGCGTAATTTTAACTTTGGTAAAATCTTCATCGGTGCTGTTAAATGTTCCAAAATCTACTGAACTAATATAAGGATTATGTAAAATATATTTACGGGCCTTAAATTTCTTTTGGAGGGGCGCGCCAGGATTTGCTGTGTGCTCTAGTAGTTCAATTATTTCAAATCTAGACTCTCCAGTCATACAATTCGAAAAGGGAATCAATTTTCCTTCGAGGCGCGCAACGGCAGTCCCCTGGACGTGGTTGGGCTTCACACCAGAGCCAGCAAGCAAATAAGTCGTTAGGGTGGACGCCAAGTCCTGGTCGTATGTGTCAATGAGTTCTACCGTAACAGGATCAAAATTCCAGAACGTTGCTTGCCCATGGAAAATCTTAGGGAAACCGTCAAGAACGTTATCAGATTTATAAACGTCTGTTTTAAAACCCGGCTTAGTGCAACTTGTAGCAAAAAATTCAGGCCATGCGCCGCCATCCCCTGGATATGCGGCATTGTACATCGGATTAACGACCCTAGTTAAATCATCTTCTACGATATCGCTTATTTTTTTGATGCCGGCGAATCTGCCGTGAGGAACGAACACTGGCATCGGTACCACAAACCGAAAAGGTCGTTTTGGCTCAGTGTAGGGATCGTTCCATCCTTGCCAAAAAGGCATTGTTTAGCCCTACCCGCTAGCGCGGCCTGGTTGGTTATTATAAGTAGCCCAGTCGTACCGCAGGGTTACGTCGACGGTTAGGAGCTCTTCTGAGCCATAGTCCAAATCGCCGTACGCTATGCCCTTAACCCAGGCATTGTTTAACTCATATTCTCCAATAGGAGCACCTTCACCATTGAGTTCTTTAATCAAAACTCTTCCTATCGCATTCGTAGCATCAAATTTGTTGACAGTACTGGCATCTGTGACACCGCTCGGGGCAGTCGAAACGCCATCGGGGTTAACATACCCCGCGTTTTCTAGTAGGATCTGTAACAGCAGATCGAAATCAGGAGTGGCGGAGTTAATCAATGTGATTCCCACGTCATTCCAGGTAATGGCCCCGGGATAGTAATAGGTTTGTCCCAAAAACTTATGTTCGGACTGACCAATATCGTAGGCCGGCTTGGTTACTTTTCGAGCATAAATCTGCGTCGTAGTTCCTCCGGCTGGTCCCGGTAGATTAAATTCAACCAAAAAACGATGTGATCGCTTTGGCTCCATGGCCGCGTTATTCCAAAATTGTCCCACCATTGTCTTAGTTACTCCCGTTTACGTTAATTAGTGCAGTATTCCAAATCAGCCTCTTTTTATTAATCATCGAACGAAGCTCCTGAGCGCGTGATGATAAAGTCCAAAGCAATAAACTCAATAGCTCTCGTAGGCTTCAAAAACACCTTGGCGTACATGATGTTTCTATCAACCAAATCGGGAGTCGTTGTGGTCTCATCTAGTATGACTCTATATTCACTCAAGCCATACCGAGATTTTACCGACCTTAGAAGAGGTTGTACCTCTGCCAAGAAGCGATTCCATGTTACGTCAATATTGGGATCAAACAAAATCCTAGTAGAAATCCTGGATATCTGCTTCTTCAAGAAGATCAGGAGCCTCCGTACATTCACGCGATCGAGGGCTGATGGGGTGGCTTGCAAAGTTTTTTGACCAAACACCACAATACCCTCGGACGGAAATGATGCAATGGGATTAATGTTAACCTCATAAAGATCATCTCGTTGTTTGCTTGTAAGCCTCTCCAAAACCGAAGTTGTGGGAAGGCCAGCAGAGCCGCGACTTAGGCCGCCTCGATTGAATCCAGCCGGCGCAAACCACAGTTCTGATGAGCGCGCAGAGGAACCATAGGTACCAAGAGCCGCCACAGAGGGGGGCAGCCATACGCGGGTACCCACCAGAGTATCGCGCATCTGCACCCATGGATAGTAAGCCGCTCCATAACTATTGTTTAAAGCGCGTGTCTTAATATTAGTAATCGTGGTGGCAGCACTTCCGAGGCGGTCAACAAAGCTACTCGAATTTTCCGTAGCCGGAGTGTAGCCGCCCTCCAGGTCGATAACTGCCAAAGTGTCAGAGCGATCCAAAGCCATATTCAATAAGTGATCGGTAACTGCTCGCGGGGTCATGCCCGGAACAGAGGCCAAGTTAATATTCACCATGTCCGGATCGGCGACTGTATCGATTGCTTTCTTTACAGTATAAAGCATAGCGTAGTCTTTATCCTCTGGGGCAGTCGAAGGAGCTTCACCACCCAAAGTTGTTGAGTTCGTGAAGGGCTCTGAATCACTAATATTAAAGCCATCAAAGCCGCCAAACATCGGTACCGTAAAGCGATCGTATCCACGATTAAGAGGCTCTGTATAGGAGCTGCTAATCGCGGTCATAGACCGGCCGGCGCGTCGTCCGCCGCCGATAGTTTTAACGGCTGCAGCGCTGGTTCCATCGACGAACCCGCGGGTTAAGCTGCCGCTATATCCTACCTGAGCGGTAGAGACGTCCCAGCAAAGATTATCCAAAGAGAACCCAGGGCCTCGCTCGCATACACTAGTGGGGGTTATCCGACCAAAAGCGATGGGACGCATGCGCAACATATCTTTGATAGAGTTGTCGGGCACCAAAGAGGTGCGACTCTTCGTAGTTTGCAGGCCCCAGTATGCATTTGTCTTGTCCAAAAGGCCCCCGTCAGAAGAAGATACCCGCAGTGGAAGTACCGGAAACTGAAAGCTAGCAGTGATATGTATCGTGCCGGGGGAGGCGGTGCCGTCGCCGCCAACATTTACAAGGGGGAAGGATGGGTCGACCCAGGAGGCGCTCATAATAGAGCCGCTTCCTTCCACGACTACGGTCTTGGCACCCGAGGAGGATACATTGAGATCCAAATCAGACCACTCGGTCGAGCCGGTGCGGAAGTTAAACCCTTCATACTTGGGAACACCCTTAAAACCAAAGGGAAGCCAGTCTTCACCGCCGCGACCCATATCAATATCATTGTTCATACTCATGCGTATGTATCTGGATTGATTTTCATATTGGCCCAGGTGATTATACTTCTTATTAACAGCATCCCAGCTCACATGCATGTCTCCTATTCTCCGAGCAATATAGTTCGGCGAGTTAGGGTTGAGATTAAGCCTACTATATTCTTCTAGAACAACTGGATTATTATCATTATCATCAAAGGCGCGCACTTGGAGACTGAAGGTTCCGAATGGCTCAAACGATGGATTGGGAGAGTCTTTAATATCTGTAATAGATATTTTAAGATTATTCTGTGCCCACTCAGCTTCGTCCTGGGCAACTACTACGAAAAGCTCTCTTTCGCTATTGTTAATATTAAAGCTCCCGCTAGCGCCACCATCTTGTGCAATAATAGGGGGCGTCTGCGGCAGCTTAAAGGACGTCCGAAAATCAGAACAAGAAGCGGACAAGCCCAAAATAACACCGTAAAGCGTATCGGTTCCATAATTAAACGAATCATTAATGTTTCGTTCAAAACTTTCGCCTAAGAAATAGTATTCCCTATTCGTAGTTGTGGTAATGTTAGGATTAACCATCTGGGGGTTAGTATTAAAAACCTTTCTAATGTATCGGCCACTAGTGTCGTCAAAGTTAAAAGTAGTCTCCGCCTGGACAGAGCCGCCGGCCTTGATTTTTACTTTAAACTCTTGCGCAGTTGAACCGCCCGAACTCAAACTAGTCGTGTTTACCATAAGCGCGTTGCCTTGAACGATGGATCCGGCGGTGGCGCCGGTTAGTCCTGGACCTATAAGTTCAATGGTGGCGGAACTGGACAAATACCACAAAGCCGCCAGGGTACCGGAAACGTGCGGGGACGCAACTGAACCCGAGTTCGTTATAAATAGACCATAGACGCCGCCAACAGTATCTTGGGCGGTACTAGGATATAGCCAGCCGGCTTTGGCGTATTGAGCGGAGGAGGCGATTGGGCTTTGGTCTCCAAGCAATCGCACAAAAGTGACAGGGCCGTTATTGGCTAGATAAGCCTGAGCAGCGTATGCCGCGTAAGTGGTGGCCGCCCTGTTTCCATCTCTCCAAACGTCTCCACCTTCGCCGCCAGGAAGAGGGTTTCCGAACACTTGAACGAACTCGTCAAACGAACCAACAGTGGTCGGAAGCATTGCGGGCCCATGAGCGCTGCGTCCAATAATCGCAGGGCCCGGTGGGACTGCTCCGCGTTGGGGCGTTTGTGACTGATCGATTTCATTAATGAAAACGCCCGGCGAAACAAATCTAAATCTATCAACAGGCATTATATGGCTTCTCCTTTTTTATCAAAAACTAAATACTTAATTTTCTGCAAGTTTTCTTAAGTAAATAGTAAAGTGAAGCAGCAAAGTCCAACTATTATTACTATTCTCTGTAAAACCCACGATCGTCTAGATATTCATCTATGTCCCCCAAGATAACGTGCTCGCGAGGAATTTTAACTTCTACTGCATTTTCTCTAATAACTACTTTGGGCCTATCGTCATTGGGGCCGTCGCCAATTAAATATCCGAGCACATCCAGGCTCACAATGGTTTCATAGTTTCTGAGTTCCATTTGCAATCCATTACTGTTGGAATTATTAACAAAACTCCCCGCAATGAAGGCCTCAAATTTATGTCCATCTCTCTCTAAGCGCCGGGGCATACTATTCATTCCCCCTTGTCGTAATAGAGGCGTTATTAAGTCGTTCATTTGCTGTTGGTATTCGGTTCGTAAGCTGATTTCATACTTTACCGACACCCACACTGGCAACGGAATGGTTATAGTTTCATAAACTGTCTTTTTATCAACAATCCCTGGAAATGTTGGCTGGCCCTTCCCAATAGACCTCACGCCTCCACTGTATCTTCGGAGAGATATGTTGTTTTGAAACTCAGCGGTCTTTTTTTGATTGATACGCCTGGCTATTGTTATGGTGCCCCCCCGGTAAGCGGGATAGTCCTTACTAGGAGGAATGTTGGCGTAAGGAATAGCGCGCTTGGTGATATCTTTAGTGGCCCCTTTTCGTTCGAGGGTGATGATAGGAAAAACGAGTGTCTCGTCTCTATCTCTCAAGTCTTTATTTGCTTTAATCTGGAAAGCGCGCTCAGTGGAAGCCCATATAATAGGCACTTTTTTAAACCCATCGTTGCTGGTAGTTGATAAGTCCAGCCTATCATTCAAAAAATCATAAACCGCAAAGTCTATGGTTTCAAGAGTGGATGGCATCATCTCTATTTCTTGTATAATAGAAGGATCTTTAACGCCAGTCCAAGTATTTTGTTTCGGATTCTCGATCTCTTCTTGAGTTTGTATAGATTGACTACGCGGTGACACTGAAATTCCCCTTTCTTGCCTTTCGGCATTCGGCACTTACTTGAAACTGATGGTATACTTGTCCAAAGTAGTAGCGTGTATCATCATACAGTCTCACGATTTCATAAAAAACATCGCCATACTGCACAAAATCCCCTGCGCGAACATTTAAATTTTGATCGGCGGTTAATCTCTTATAGTGAAAATGAACTGACAGCTTGGTCTTGTATTCATACGAATATTTATCGTTTGTTTGCTCGTTCTCTACTTGTACATAGGCGTATACGCGAACAGGAGGCAAACATACCTTATTAACGCTTTCTCCATACAAAGGATGAAAGTCTGTTTTGTCAATGTCAACAGGATAATAGACTATGGTTTGGCCTATAACGCGTTCTGCTAATTCATCATTAACTTGTTTGACAAGATCGCGCTCTTTCTTCCCAAAAAACATGGGAGGGGGAGGAGCCGCTGGCTGAGTCCATTTATCGTTCGGGTTACCCATCTAACTACCCTACATAGATGCCGGTTGGTATATCGCCCAATACTTTTTCCGCATTATCCCCTATTAGGCCGTCTGTCTCGGCAAGCTTGACATACGTCAGTTCGTCAAACGTTGTTTTAAGTTCCTCTCGCAACGCATCTTGTTCGGCTTTTGCTTGAGCCAGCAGGTCGGACGCGTTTAAGGTGACTGATTCTCCTGGGATTGGAATCGACGCAAACTTGCCTCGTATCTGCCCGAGCATCTCTTTGGCCAAAGCCAATGCAAAGCGGCGGATCCACTGCTTGCCAATAGAGTTAATACTTACATAGGCAATATTTTTGAACGGTAATGTGTTCATATTATTAATCCCTTGTACGCCAGAAAGTCTATCCGAAGAAGATTCTTCCCATGGATTTTCTTCGATAGTAAACTGAAACCAGAACTTATCTGGGCTGGCGGCCGTGGGCTTCGGATAAATACGCATCTTGTTGTTTTTTATTTCATACGACCAGTGAGAGACCCTTGTATTAAGGGCGTCCTCGTAGGCCATGGCTTGTAGCTTGTTCTGCCAAACTGGTACAATATCAAACGTAGAATCATCTGCATATTGGCCATAGGTTCTGAGGTTTCCCACGACGCTGAAGCCACCATAATACCCATAAAATCGCCACATGGCGCCGGGCGACTTATAATAGACTCTACGGATAATAATTCTTTTATTCCCCACCTTTCCGTAATAAGGAACACCCGTATCTGTATTTGCCGAGGAAGATATAATATTTTGAAGATCATAATCCTGCTGATTGGCGACGCTCGTAAAGGATCCCGAATATATGTTCTGGGTGCCTCCCAGGCCGGTTTCGGTAATCATCCTGTCAGCGGTACGTCGGATGTATCCATAGTCAAATTTTGGATATCTTAGTTCAATCTGAGATCCCGAGAGGGTGTCTCCAGATTTAATTTCTCCGTCTTGATCAAAAGATGCCGTAGTGTGGCCCAAAAAACTAGAAAGAGAGTTTTTGGATTGATGAATATTAACTATGTAAGAATATTCTAAAACCGCTTCTTCATAAGCGGCGTAAACGTTTCCTTCTGCTAGTTCAATATCTAAAACATCGCCACCTAGCTTCTTATAAGTGAACGCTACTTGGTCTGCAGCGCCGGAAAGGAAGTCTGAGGATCCCGCATAGATGCCAAACGGAAGAGCCGCGGCCACATTCTTATATGATCCGGTTACACCCAGCACGTTTGTATTGGTTGTCGAAGCTGGTTTTAAAACGGGAACTGCCATGTCTTACCCTCAATGCTAAGTAGTGCTACTATCATAAATAGAAAGCCCCGGCTCTAGGAGCCGAGGCTTTCAATATTATTTACCCGTAAACGAACGGTTTATACTAACCGATGTTCAGATCACTAATGACCACCAGGCCATACATGTCTGGGCGCACCATCTTCTTGGCGTAGCGAGTCATGACTCCCTTACGGGGCACGAAGTCCTCTACTCCGAAAATGGTAGGCGTGGTCTGCAGCGGCACGTAGGGAGCGTAAACATATCCGCTCTCTAGGAAACTGCTTCCCTTGCGACCGACCAGGACGATGTTCCGCAAGAAGTAAGGATCGACAAAAACGTCCCACTTCTTAGACAGAGAACCAACCTTGACGGCGCCAGCAGTGCCCTTGTCGCTGTCAACAGCAACGTTGGCACGGAAACCAGCCGTGAACTCAAGGATATTAGCAACTTCAGGTCCGCAGACGATGAAGTTAGCACCACCCCGTAGAGTCTTACGGTGGATTACGGCTGAGACATCATTAATAGTCTCAATAAGGGTTTCATACCACTCACTCACATTACCAGTGAAGTCGGGGGTAACCGTAGAGGCTCCCACTTCCTTACCGTTAGTGCGATCAAGGAATCGACCAGGCGCGCGTGACCAGTACCGAATAGCACCAGTTGCACCCACGATAAGATCTTCTAGGATCTCACGATCAATTTCAAGAGCAATCTGCTCAGATAGAATCTGAGTAAGCTCGACCTCGGCATCCAGGTTGTGATAGGCATTAAGATCCTGTCCCAACTCTGGGGTCCACTTGGCCTTGAGCTTCTTGGTGACTGCCGTAACGGCAATCGAATCAACCTTGATGTCGATCTCGGGGATGTTCTTGTTGTTTTCCAAGCCCCAAGGTGTAGCACCAATAACTGAACCAATCGCTCCGCCCGCGTTGAAGTTGTCTTCAAGCGGCATCGTGACTGTCCAACCAAGACCTGTTCCGGCGCCGTCTGCCCCCGTTAGGGAGTTCGCTAGGCGTTCGGCATTGACTCCAGACGAGGCTGAGAACACCAACAGGATATCGTTGTTACGATCAGAGCCCGAGAAGTGAGTCAGTCGACGCACCTGGGAGCCCGAGAATCCCGCCGTTCTGGCAAAACCACCAGCGGTAACAGCAGTGTCCCGGTAAAGGTTGAAGTTGACTGTGACCAGATCATCAAAATTTAATGTACCTCCGCCGGAGCTCGTCAACTGAGCCTGCGGAAGCTGGACAACGGCGACAACAGCGCCGGACAAATCTGCATCGAACATGACCGACCTGTTAAGATCGACGTTCGAACCACCAACAGTTCCTGTCAGGAAAAGACAACCGGCGGTCTGCGTCGCAGCATAATTAATAGCCTTCAACGTAATATCCGTAGAGCCAGTCGGCGACGCATAGCCGTTATTCATCCCGTAAGGACCGCGTTCGGCCCACACACCAGATAGATCAACACCACCGGTGAGTTCGCTACCAACTACATTGCCTCCGAAGAGAGAAGATGCAGTAGGATAGCCTAGACGACCATTATTAAGGCCGGCGCCGTCGCCGATCTCCTGCGAGACCGTAAAGTCAAGGAAGAAGATGAGGCCGCTAGGCAGACTCATCGGCTGGACGCTAACTAGATCATTAGCAATTAGGTTGCCGAATACACGACGAACCAGGGGAAACGCAACAGCTGCGAAACCCTCAACGTCTCCACCACTCATGGTGGAAGACTCACGGAGTAGCTCTTTAGCTTGGTTTTCAAGCAAGCTGGCCATTCCGTTTCGAAGACTATCACCTTCGAGACCCTCAAGGAGGCCCGTCTTTTCCCACTTGGAGACAAGAGCCGCACCATCCTTAGCTAGGTCACGATTAATAATACCTTCGGTTAACTTTTGTACAATAGACATTTTTTATATAACCTCCTATATGTTTTATTGTTTTAAACCTGCCAAACGTAACATTCGATCCATATTTGGATCAACAGTAGTAGAAGCGTTGCTGCCCCTATAGCTATTTGAACTTAGAAGCATAGAAGTGGTTGGTCGACTAACGGCTTCGCGAAGTGATTCTATACGGCGAGTCCTGTGACCGCCCACTGCGCTTTGAAGCGTTTCAAACAACATCTTCGTCTCTTCTACTGAACTGGCGTTACGAACAGCTTCGACAATCTTTTCTTTTTGTCGCTCATTCAAGGAGGCGCTATTCAAAGCCTTGTTTTGATATAGAAGTTTGGCGTTTTCTAATATCAAAATATTTAATTGGTCTTTTGCTTCTACAAGCAAAGACCTCAAACCACCAACCTCTCTTTGGAGGTTGGTTAGTTGTGATTCATAAAGTTCCACATATTTTTCTTCTTCTTCGGTAGCTTCTTCTGATTGCGCTGCAACAGCAGCCTCTTCAGCTTCCATTTCTTTAACATGTGGGGTTGTGAGCCCGCTCGCTACGGGGGCCCAGCCACCTAGCTGGGCCGACACGTCGACAGTGAGCTCTTCTGCGATAGCATCTAAAAGTTCATCAGAAATTTCAATATCTTCTGCCAAAGGTTCTACTTCGGGGAGCGGCTCTGCTCCAGCAGGAACCTCCTCAGCGCCGAATATTTCTTCAGCTGTTTCCTCTGAGCCCATCATCTCAGAAGGGAGAGGTTCAATTCCCTCTTCCTCTTCGGCATGAAGGCGCGCTCTCAAATCATCAAAATCGATTTCAATTACTTCTTCATCATCAGGGCCACCCAGGCTCGAATCTTCATGAGCAAGGGGCACATCATCAATAAAAGAAGCATCTGGCGCAACACCCATCGGCGCCGCGGCTGGCATCGGCATGGGCATTCCCATATCCTGTTCTAATAAAGTATCCAGGGCGTTTTTTACCTCTCCAGAATATTTCTCTAGTACTGCACTTTCAGCATTCTTAAGCGCTGCTTCCTTGAGCGCTGAGGCGTCTACAATGGCTTGTTCTAACAATGAAGACATAAATTTACTCCTGATCTCATACGTGTTCACAAATAAATAGTGATAAGTATTGATAAAAGCAGTTTTTTATGGGCTGTGGAGGGGTACCCACTTGCCGGCGGCGCGGCCACAAAACCGCTTATTTCTCTCATCATATATAATCATCCCATCAATAGGGTTTTTAACTTTGTCGATATTTTTACACGGGACTGTCAAGCTTTCAACGGCGCTGATCGCCGATACAACAATATTGTCCTTTAAATTTATGTCGATTTCGTTTTCATTTTGGACCAATTCTATGTTTGGCCCGCTAGTTAATGTTCTAAAATATAAAGTTTGAGAGCGCCCGGAAGAATGCCGTCTTTTAAATACTTCTGCACCTTCTCCTTTGTTTGTCCCGTTGTTAATAAAGTTAAAGAGGCTGCCATTCTTGGAAGGTATCAAGGTTAACAAATCATTGATTTTTATTTTCTTTAGTTCCCCTTCTCCATCTAAAATCTTTTGTACTAAAAGGTAATCTAATCCATTTATTGCGATAGATGCCTGGATCTCGTCAGTATTCATGTTTTTAACAGAAAAGTTTTTTAAGCCTGATGCGTCTCCTTCAAACTTGTGGGCTCGTAGACAACTATTAATGCTAACAGCTCCATCTTTTGTTTTTGTTATTTTTATTCCTTCTTTTAAAACAAACGCGGGTGCTGCTACTTCTTTAATAAATGTTTTCTTGCCCTTGATCGTTTGATCTGATTTTATATCGCAAACATATGCGCCATTTATTGCCATTTTATTCTCCTAACCGTGTTCCTGCTGCCTGTTATCTACAAAAATAAACCAATATGTGCCAGTACTCACCACCGAAACACTTTGAGAACTGCCCACAATCTCGATTGATTCCTCTGGGCCCGACTCCTGGCTCGAGCCCATAAACTGACCGCCAGAGCCGGTAATCGTAAGGGTCCACTCCTCCCCGCTCTGGCCGGTACTCAAAATGTGATATATTCTTCCAGAAATTTTCTCAACATCTGGAAGAGTTACGGTTGCATCAACGGCGCCGGTAAGGTCTGCTATGTAGTGAGTTTCATTTAACGTCATATCACCAGTAATAACTGTATAATTTCCGGCCTGCGAGCCACTAACTTGAAAGGTGGAGTTGGGTGTTGCCGTGCCGATGCCGACACGGTTTGAACCCGTCACTGCCAATACAGGATTTTGTTGTGCATCGTGACACAAAAAGGCCATCTCATCATCAGATGAAGACACATGCAATTGTGCTGATGGGGTCCAATCGTATCCTGCGTTGGGCCCAATACCAAAAAAACCATTGCTATCGATACCAGCCTTCATTACGCCACCAATCCTGAAATACATATCGTTACCAGCAACAGAGTTTAAATTTAGATCTCCACCTGAGCCAATTGCGATGTTATATTTCAAGTGCCTGCCGCTCCCATGGTGGTCTTGATAACTATGCCCTATAAACCCGTATTCCGTCGAGGTGGGCCACGCACCTAATTCAAGGCGTCCCATTCTTACGGTAGAAGCAGATACTGGAATATCAAGAGCGAAGCTCGAGCTGGGCGACGCTGTTCCGATGCCGACGTTGGATGCCGAAACCACGAAGTTGGTGGTTCCGCCGGCGACGACCCCTAAAGCGTCCTCATTCCAATCAATATAAGTATTTCCCTGAGCATCATCTTCATTATAGATGTCGCCGCGCTGGACGGAGCCTGTTGCGTATTTATATGCCATAATCTATATAGAATCCCACATAGGAAAAGGG